TCGAGATGGTCGAGCCCCGTCACGACGGCCGAGCCCGCGCCAGTTCCCGCCACATGGCAGTCCACCAGCCGCGTGTCTGCGGCGCCCTGCCCTTGGCTCTCCAGTGCCCATTTCTCGAGATAGCGCGTGGTCGAGCCGTTGATGGTCCGCTTGACTTGGTAGTAGACGCGATCCTCGCGCGGCGTACCCGGCGTACCGGGCAGGACTACCACATCCTCGACCTCGCCATCTGTCGTGACCTGCAGCCAGCAGGAGACGCTTTCGGTCTTGTCGAACAGCAGGACGCAGACCACGCCGTCGGCCCGCACGAAATGCAGCCGTGTATCGGGGTACCGCTGCACGCCCACCCGCACGAAGCCGCCAGGCAGGCCGATATCGGGAATGACCGCCGTCAGGTCCTGGGGGACGTAGGTGTAGCTGGCGCCGTCGTAGGACAGCTCGATCACGCGGCTGGTGCTGCGCGAGACGAACACGCCAGAACTGTCGACCCGCACCGCCGCAATGGCTGCCGTCCCCGAGCTGGAAACCGGCTTCAGGCCGAACTTGGTCTGGGTCAGCGGTTCGTCGAAGCTCGACGCCTTGGCAACCTCTGTCGCTCCCGGGGCGCCGACCAGCAGATGCAGCACCGGCAACAGCCAGTTGATCGAATCGACCGGGCCGGACCCCAGGCTCTTCTTGATCGTCCGGGCGTCGCCTTCCACCGTGTCGTCGAAGCTGTCGAACAGGTCGGGTCCTGAGCCCCAGATGTTGTCCTTGCCCGCCCAATAGAGCCGGCCATCGAACAGGCAGACCGCGCTCGGCCAGCCTCGTCGGGATGACCACGCACCCTCCGACCAATCCGACGTGTACTGGTCAGCCTTGCCAAGATCACTCAGCACCGACGCGCTCATGGTGGTGCTCGTGAGGAAGGCGGTCGCCCGCACGATGCCGCTGATCGATCCGGCCGAGAAGGTGAGCGTCGCCGTGATGTCGTCGGATGCGGTATACTGCCCGGTCTTGATGCCGATGCGGTAGTAAATGATCTGGTTGTCGAGCGTGTCGCTATAGGGACCTGACGTCGTTCCCGTCCACGACAGCACGTCGGTCCAGTCGCCAGGGGCACCCACAGACCGCTGCATGGTCACGGTGGTGGTTGCGGTGAAGGTCGGGCCGGTGATCTCAATGGTTATTACGCGGCCGGTGTCGATGCCGGTGACGCGGATGTAGTCGGAGAAGGTGTCCTGCGCCTGCAGCCGCTTCGTCACCTGCTGCCCGGCCGAGGTCAGGCGGAACAGAGAGCCGACATTGCTCGACTTGAAGAACGGCCGCTCCGAGGTCAGCGTGATATCCCCGGTCAGGGCCGAGCCCTTGAGACGGTTGGGGCCAGTGTTCAGGTCGAGAAACGGCCCGTCATCCGGCGCATAGTCGACCACAGACCACGAGCGCGGCGAGCTGGCGCCCTGCCGCTCGATGCGCTTCTGGGCGACGTCCTTGCAGGCCACGAAGATCACGTCACCCGACTGTTCGTAGCGGACGTATTGGAGGTTCGCGGCGGCCCATGGCGTCGGGATTTCCATGTCTCCGGCCGCCTGCCCCAGCGTCACGCTGTCGACCAAGGCGGTGATGTCCATGCCATTGGCGAGCCGCAGGAAGAAGTCGCCCGTCGGCGTGAGGGCGATCGAATGGATGCCTGGCCGCAGCGTGCGCGCCGTCAGGTATTCGTCGCCGCCCTCGGTCGATCCGAGGGTCATGGTGACATTGCCGCGATTGATGACGATGGTCAGGGCGTGCTCGACGCCGGTCTCCACGACCTTGAACTTGCGATCACGGATGGCAGAGGCGTTTCCGTTCCCCAGCAGGGAGAGATAGCCGGTGGGCGAGGATGCCCCGGACACACCGCCCGACTCGTCGTTGTCCTTCCAATAACCGACGTCGGTCGCATCACCGAATCCGCTGGAGGTGTCCGAAGAGGCATCCCAAGTCGAGCCGCCAGAGTTCCAGCGATAGAGTGTGCTGGTCACGGCGGGGCGGGCGATGATGATGTCGTCGATGCGAACCCGCATGATTCCATCGGTCAGCTCGATGACTGCGGTATCATCGGTGGATTGGACGAACGGCAGGTGCACCGAGGCTGCATCGTTGCGCGTCGATCCGATATACTGCAGGCCCGGCCGCAGCATCATCGAGCCCATCGCGCGGGGCATCCAGTTGACGTAGGTCTCGGCCGACAGCGCCATGCGCTTAAGATCGACGCGGGCGAGCGCCAGGCGCGACACAAGACCCCTGTTGAGCGCGAGGAGCTGATGGAGAATCTTCGCCACGGTCAGCCGATCAGTCGGCTACGACTGCCCCTTTCGAGGGTCGACCGGCTACCCAAGCGGGCCGATACCCACGAGCCCTGAGGCGAAAAGCGCGTCGGACTCTCGCTGGAGTCCACGGACTTGGCCTCGGTGCGCTCCCGCTTCAGATCCTTCTTGATCGTGTCGCGATCTGCGTTCGAGCCCGTGAGGCGCGGCAGGATACGATAGGCCAGATAGAGTTCAGCGAAGCGGCGGAACTGCGGCGGCCACCTGGACAGATCGCCGCCATAGTCCGCGTCGTTGCTGACGTAGGTCAGGTAGATTGGATCAATGTCGGCGTACCAGTAGCCGGCCTCGACCTGATAGCCCAGCAGGGGCACCTGGAAGCGCTCATCCTCGCACAGCGCGGTCGTCCGCACATGATCGCTCGGGATCGCGAAGGCGTTGGAATAGCCGAACAGGGTCTCGACGTCGTCCTCCGGCGTCAGCTCGACCGACCGGGAAGCAAAGCGCCACTGGCCCTCGCTCAACACGTCGTTCACGAAGCCGCCGTCCCAGACGTCGTCCAGGACCCGGCGGGCCTCGCACTCCTCGGTCAAGGAGGCCAGCTTGCGCTCCTTGCACTCGAGAAGGGCTGCATTGTAGAGGAGCAGCCGCGTCGTCACGGCGCTACTTGTCGATCAGCGGAGACGCGAGCCACGCCTCGGCTGCCAGCTTGCTCTGCAGGTTCTCCTGCACGATCACGCCGTCGGCCTTGCGGGTAATGCGCCACCTCACAACCGGGCCCTTGTAGGCGATCTCATAGTCGTCGGGATTGCGCTGGGCGATGGCGTCGAACGCCACGAAACGCAGCTCGCCGATCGCCACCTCGACGCCGTCGGAGGCGCGGACGACCAGTTCCATGAACCACGAGGCATCCGCGGACAGGGCGTCGATCCGGTCTCCAGCGCGCAGCATCTTGGCGACATGCGACCAGAAGGCCGGGCGCAGCATCTGCTCGCGCGTGACGGCGGCCTCGGGCCGGGCGACGTAGTGATTGCGGGCGGTCTCGCTGGTCTGAAGCTGGCCCTGGAGCAGGCGGTAGAACGCTTCGCGCTGGGGCGGGATGAAGGCGCGGACCGGGTTCTCGACCTCGGGCGTCGGCACTGGACCGGCCTTGAACGCGGCGGCCGGGCTGAGCGGCGGTGAAACGGCAGTATCGGCTTCGGGCAAAATGCTCTCCTAGATGCGGAAATGCCGCCGCGATACGCTACGCGGCGGCGGCATCCCAGTTACCCGCCGACCGGACGGCCGACGGGGTCTCGCAAGCCCGGACCGGGCTAGTCGGTGTTCGTCGCGCTGCCGACCACAACGCCGTCGCTGAGATCCACGGCGCCGGGAGCGGTCGAGGAGACGGAGACGACCTTGTGCATGGTGAGCGCGGTCGCGTCGGTCGTGCTGTCCTTGTGGTACACGATGTCGTTGACCTTCATGCCGAGCTGGCCGCCGTTTGTGATGAAGCCCGACGTATCGGCAGCCGCGGTCGCGTCGGCCGACTCCTGGTACCAGATGCGGACGCCAGCGATGGCCTGGCCGATGAGCTGGGCGGGAGAGGAGGTGCTGTAAGCCATGGTTCAGGTCCCTTACTGAGCGGCGAACGCCGAGCCATCGTGATTGATGATCACGACACCCGTGTTCTGGAGGAGCTTGGAGCCCATGAAGGCCGACGCACGAGCCCACGAGTAGGAGTGCTCGCTGTTGTAGTCGGCGGCAGTGTCGATCGTATTGCTGTCGATCGCGTGGCCGATGGCGCTCTTGTGGTAGACGATGCACTTCTCGGCGTTCGTGCCCTTGCCGGTCAGGTTCGGGTGGACGATGAAGTTGATGCCGGCCCAGCGGAACATCGTCAGGCTGTTCGCGAAGGGCTTGTTGCTGACGTAGTCGGCGGAGGCGAACTCCTTGACCTGCATCAGATAGGCCTCGAAGCCCGGCGTGATCAGGGCTGACACGTTGCCGTCCATCGGCACTGCGTTGTTGCCGAGGATGGCCTTGGCATACATGACGAGGCCGAGCGTCGCCGTCTGTGCGGGGCCGGTGTCTTGGGTGCCCGTCTCGAGCGCCGCGATGATGTCGGCGTCAACCTTGCGGTTGAGCACGCCCATCGTGGTCTCCTGCATGATGCGCCGGCCGTCGCCCTGCGAAGCCCACAGGTTGAACTTGGTGCGGCGGACGCCGTCATGCCACTCGACCAGGGTCGCGGTGTTCTGCGTGAGGTTGTCGGCGCGATAGGGGATCAGGCCGTTGACGCCGCGGGTGACAGCGGAGGCGGAGCCGGAATCGGCCACCAGGAAGACCGCGGCATTGCCGTTGATGTCGGCCTCGGTGGTGACGGTGTTGCGAACGAGCGACTGGCGCTGCTCGAAACCGGAGATGAACTCCTGTCGGTATCTGGTTTGGAAGGCCGTGTCGGCCATGGAACTACTCCGATGAAAAGGTGAGAACCTCTCCGCGTCGGGGTAGCCAGACTCAGCATTCGCCGGGGTGGCCCTCTTGCGAGGGCGCCGGCTAGGCGGACCGGGGCCTAGCAGGATCGTGCAATGATGATATGCGGGCCGTTGAACGGCTCAAACTTTGGCTTCTATTTCTTGCGCCTTCCAATGCTCCAGTTCATGTCCACGGCGATCTCGGTTTGCGGCACGTCGACCACCTCGCCCGTATCATCCAGCGCCACCACCCAGAGGCGATGGCCGTCAATCCCGACGCTCTGCCATGCGTAGCACCAGCCGCGGCGTGACTTGCTCTTGACGCCGGCGGGCAGGTTCTTCGCCGTGATCGTGACC